GAACAAAAGAAGGTTTCTCATGTCGGTATGTTTTCTGAGCTAGAAGAACAGCTTTGCTCATTTACGGTCGGCAGTAGGAAATCACCAGATAGACTTGATGCCTTAGTCTGGGCGTTGACAGAACTGAGCCAATCCAGTGGGACGGCTACTTGGAGAATCACATAATGGCTGGCATCAAAGATTTTTTTAATTTCTTCCAACAACCTACAATGCAGACCAAAGAAGCACCACAGGTTGTTTTAAGCACAACAAACACCACTCACTACAGGCGGGATAACTATGAAGCCTATGCAGATGAGGGCTATAGGCAAAACGCTATTGTGTATCGTTGTGTTAATGAGATTGCCAATGGCGCGGCCTGCATTTCATTCAAAGCATACCAAGGAGATAGACAGTTAGACCAGCACCCTATACTATCTTTGCTTAACCGCCCCAATCCTATGCAAGCAGGGGTCGAGTATTTCCAAGCTGTATATTCATATTTGCTTTTGTCAGGTAACAATTACGCAATTCGGTCAGATGTAGCGGGTGAGGTGCGTGAGCTTTACCTATTGAGGCCAGACCGTGTAAGAGTTAAGCCAAGCAAGACAACAACGCCAGAGGGTTATGAGTATGTAATCAATGGCAAGGTTGTCAAAACGTATGATTCAAACCCGCTTACTGGTGAGGCGGAAGTTAAACACATGAAACTCTACAACCCATTAGATGATTTCTATGGGCTATCCCCGCTTATGGCGGCGGCAGTAGATATTGACAATCACAACGCTATCAATAAGCACAACATCAGCCTTCTCAACAATGGGGCAAGACCAAGCGGTGCTATTGTATTCAAGCCAACTAGCGATAGGGGTATGCCTATCCAGTTAAGTGATGGTCAACGTCAACAGCTACAGGATGATTTAGATGTTAAGTTTAAGGGTCCAGCTAATGCGGGTCGCCCACTCTTATTGGAGGGGGATTTTGATTGGCGCGAAATGGGTCTTAGCCCTAAAGACATGGATTTTCTGCAACAGAGAAACATGGCGGCAAAGGATATCGCTTTGTGTTTTGGGGTTCCAAGTCAACTTATTGGGATTCCAGATTCGCAGACGTATGCGAATGTCCAAGAAGCGAGACTCGCGCTTTACGAAGAAACGATAATTCCATTAGCCAAGCGCATACAATCTGATTTGAATGAGTGGCTATCACCGATGTATGGTGATGATATTTATATTGAGTATGATTTTGAGGCAGTGCCAGCAATGGTAGAACGCCGCAGACGCATCTATGAAAACGTAACGCAAGCAGTCCGCGAGGGCATCATTTCTCGTAACGAAGCAAGGGAACGGTTAGGGCTAGAGCCAATTACAGGAGGTGATGATGTCTATATCGCGGCTAATCTCTTTCCACTTGGAACCACAGAAACCGCACCAGCCGAAGGACAGGAGGCCGAACAAGATGGTAAAGATGCTTATGGCATGGACGAAGAAGCTAAACAGGAAGTTGAAAAAGACGTATTTACAACTGAAGGTGAGGCTGAAGATAGGGCAGAGCAAATAGGTTGCGTGGGTACACACTCACATGAAACAGCCAATGGCACAGTCTTTATGCCATGTGAATCACATGATGATTATGACCGCTTAACCAGTGAGGTTCTTGATGATGATGCAAAGGCAGAGAGTGATGTTGACACAACGCCTACAGAATCAATGGCGAAAGAGGCTGAACGCGGCCTTGCCATGCGTAAAGAGTTCAACAGAGGCGGAACAGAAGTCGGAGTTGCAAGAGCAGTCCAACTTGTCTCAAGAGAAAGGCTCTCGCCCCGCACAGTAAGACGGATGCACAGCTTCTTCAGTCGCCATGAGGTAGACAAAAGAGCCACAGGTTTTAGGCAGGGAGAAGAAGGTTATCCAAGCGCAGGGAAAATTGCGTGGCTCTTGTGGGGCGGTGATAGCGGTCAAACATGGGCAAGGCGTAAGACTGCTCAGTTAGATAAAGAGCGTGATGGCAAAAATGAAGCAATGGATATCATGCTTCAGGAAAGCCCAATAGCGCACAGCGAGTTAGACCAAAAGGCAAAGATTAGTGAGGCTGTAAAGAAAGGCTTGGCTAAGAAGGTTAAGGAACATAACGACAAGCATGGCGACAAGAAGGGCAAGCGTGTCACACAACGGATGCTTGAAGCCGTGTTCCGCAGGGGCGTGGGGGCTTATAATACCAATCCATCTTCAGTAAGACCAAGTGTTTCAAATTCAGACCAATGGGCTTATGCAAGGGTAAATGTATTCTTGGCGGCTGTCAGAACAGGCAGATTCAAAAGAAGCAAGTTTGATACTGATTTACTCCCAAAAGGCCATCCTTTAAGAACAGGTGATTGAGGGCTAAAAAATGACCTCGTACACAGTCGCACCACAGTGTTTTGGTACGCCCAAGGTAAAATCATACCCAAGCATTTCAAGCAAATCATCTCGCAAAAGGATTAGTGCGAGAAAAGAGTTCATAGAACAGAACCGATTGCGTGTTGGGTTTGAGCGTAAACTCCGTCTACAGATGCAAACTCTATTTGCAGAAACAGGACAACAGGCAGAGCGAGAATACACGCAGGCTGGCAAGTTATTGTTTTCTGGGCGTGACCTACAGCAAAATCTACAAAGGGTACTCAGTAGCCATTATAGGGCTGTAATAGACGCATTTGGCTTGAGAGTGTTGCGTAATCAGAAGGCGGATAGTCAATTCGAGACTTTGATAAAAGATTACATCAGGGCTTATGGCGCACAAAGGGTCACACAGGTTAGTAATACAACCATGACCCAAATACGTCGTGTTATAAGTGCTGGTGAGGCGGAAGGGCTTGGCGTTGGCGTAATAGGCCGTAATATCTTCAAAAGCATGAGAGGTTCATTCAGCAAATATAGAAGCGCGACCATAGCCAGAACAGAAACACATTCTGCCGCCAGTTATGCCAATCATGAGGTAAATGCCAGCCTTAATATCCCAAATCAAAAGAAACGCTGGGTGAGTGTTGCTGATTTGCGTTCAAGAAGCACCCATGCCGCCGCAAATGGCACAGAGGTTGAATTAGATGAAGATTTTATCATCGGCGGTGTTGCCATGGGCTATACAGGAGACCCAAGAGGTGGCGCGGCTAATGTTATAAACTGTCGCTGTGTAACTCTCTATGTAAGCCCAGAAGATGAGGTGTTCGTAGATGACAAGCCGCCAACACAAGAGGTGAGAGGCAAGTTAGATATTGCAAGTACGCTATCTGTATCCTCGCCAAAGATACGTCAGCAATATAATGAAAAGCTAAACGACAATCTTTCAGGGCTTGCCCTTGCTGTTGCATTGAAATTGCCAAAGCCAAATACCATCAAGAAATCTAAAAGAGGCTTTTATCAAAGAAGCTCAATGCTTATTTCTTCGGATTTAGAATCCAATACGTTAGAGCATGAATATGGGCATCATGTAGATTTTGTTGCATCAAAAAAGATGAGGTTTTTATCTCAGCAAGATAAGGGTTTTCAAAGGGCATTTATTGACGATGCCAAAGCATTGGGCTTGGCGGTAGATGGCACAGATTTTGATGACATGCTTGGGTTTAGATTGGGTGCAGATACCAAGCCGCAACTTGAAATACTGAGAGACGAGCTTTTAGAGCGTGTTGAGAAAACAAAAACGTATACCAGAGGCCGCAGAAAGGGAATGTCGTATCAATATAAGGCTTGGTCGCCGCGATACGATGGCGCAAATTCTATATCAGATATAATTGATGCAATGACCAAGGGTAGTTTCTTCACTGATTTTCATGCTTGGGGGCATGGCAGAAATTATTATAAAAGGTCAGGGTCGTTTTATTACGAAACATTTGCTAATCTGTTTGCAATACATGGCAATCGAAGGGCTATGGATGAAGCAAGAAAGCTGTTCCCAAACACAGTCAGAGAATTTGAAAGAATGTTGAAAGAGGTGGCAGATGGATAGCGAAGAAAAAGAACGCCGTATGCAACTAGCAAATACACCAGAAGAATGGTTAAATTTATATAAAGAGGTTTTCAATGAAGAACCCCAACTCTCTGGTGAGAACTGGGGTGCCTTTCCGATAGAAGAAATCATTGATGCTTTGGTATTCGGCAGACCAATCAAAGAAAAGCCTGTGCCAGATTCAATCGTTGCGTGACTTCAGCCTGTTTCTTAATGCAAGCCTTATCAGGGCTATGTTCATTTTGGTCATGCCGTTTGCAGGTTTGGCGGCACATTTCTGTAGCCATTCAGTAGATTGTTCAAGGCAAAGCCTGTAATAGTAATATTTACTCATTTATTCCTCCTTAAATGGTCTTTGTGTTGCCCCAGCTTGGCTTTCATCGAATACCTTTCGACCATTATTCCAGCCGAATGGTATGCCAACACCTTCTTCTGTTTCTCTATTTACAGGAATCCATAGGTGGTATTGGTTAGCCATATCGTGCTCACGAAATCTGGCTGGGTATATCATCAATGCCTCAAACTCACTGCCCACCAGAGCATCTTTTATGTCCATAAGGTCACGGTAATCCATAATTGGCTCTTTATCTTTGCGTTTGATGGAAAGATGAATAACCTTGATGGAAGGGTCTGGGCTTAATGCGCCATTCTTTTCGCTGTCCCAATCAATAGCCACCTGATAGATATCATTCACTCTGATGTCATCATTCTTGGCGGCATAATATGAATTTATGAGTTGTTTGCGGGTTGGCCTTGGTTTGACCTTCTGCATTGCCTTCATCATATCAGCAACCCAATCTTTCATGGGGGGCATATCTGGTTGAACCTTGCTAAACGGCTTCATGGCTGACCTCTTTGCTTACCTGATAAGAGCCGCCATCTACATGGCTGATATCGCCAGAGCCGCGTGAGATTGAGAAAGTGGTCTTTTCTTTAACAAAGCCAAGATATTCGTAGCCGTGATTGTCAGCAAAATATCTGGCGCATCTTTCATTGCGGAATCTAAGTATTTGTTTGGTCATGGTCGCCTCCGTGGTCTAAAGAAAAAAGAGAATTGGCAAAGAGCAGAACATAGCCATGCCCATAATGCCGATTAAGATTTTCAAGATGATTGTAAATGTCTGCATTTTTATCTCCGCAGGGTGGGCGGGGCTGTTAAGCCGCCGCCTTTCTGATTCCGTTGAATGTGTCAAAGCTGATTGCAATGGCAATCATAGGCAAAAAACCTTTGCGGGGGTCTGTCATGGTATCGTATTCATCAACCTCTAAAGCACCCTTTTGAATCAGGCTTGAGATGACCCCTCTGTAAATCTTAGGGTCAAGGTTATTTTTAGAGAAGATTGTGCCGCATTGACCAGAGCCATCGGTTGTCAATTCGTATGTGTCGATGTGTGGTGAGTTGTCATCTTCTTCGGTATCCCATTTTGCACCATGATTGTCGGCAAGAATATTCAGGATTTTCATTTCGTTTTCTGTGTAGGTCATTGGTCTCTCCGTGGTTTAATTAATCATTCAATATAATCATCCTACCATAATGTTTTCATATGTCAACAATAAAAGGTAAAATAATTGCAATAAATGTTAAAAGGCTGTAACTGTTGTCTATTGTTCAACATGAGTGTATGATGTACCTATTAGGAGATGCTTATGCCGATACCAAAGCCTAGCTCTGGTGAAAGCGAATCTGATTTTATGGCAAGATGCACAGGTGATAGCACCATGCTTGCCGAATACTCACAGCGTGACCAGCGGGTTGCAGTCTGTCTGAGCAGTTACCGCGAGGGCGGGAAAGAGGAGACTGTGATGGATGAAGCCCTAGTTGAAGATTTCACTGATGATTTTGATGATGAGATGAAGTCAGAGACGCTTGATGTTCAAGCAGAGCTAAAGGCTTACAACGGCGATGATGAAGAAGAAAAGGGCGTATTTTCTGGATACGGCTCTATCTTTGGCAACAAAGACCTCGGTAACGATGTCATGGTGCAGGGTGCATTTGCCAAGTCAATCGCAAGTAAGGGTCCAAAGGGCGTTAAGCTCCTTTATCAACATGACGCAAAAGAGCCTATCGGTGTATTTGATGAAATCATTGAAGATAAAAAAGGTCTGCGTGTAAAAGGCCGCTTGGCTATGGGTACACAAAAAGGCCGTGAAGTTTATGAGCTAATGAAGATGGGAGCCATTGATGGCCTCTCCATTGGCTACAGGGTTTCTCCAAAGGGTGCAATGTACGATGAGCGTGGGAAAAAGCGTATGCTCAAAGAGGTTGACCTTATGGAGATTAGTGCCGTTACCTTCCCAATGAATACCAGAGCGAGAGTTCAGGCGGTCAAAGGGGAACAACGGACGGTTCGTGAATGGGAAGAAACCATGCGGGATGCTTGCGGTCTTTCAAGAAGCGAATCAAAGGTAGCGGCAAACGCCGTGTTCAAGGCTTTAGACCAGCGTGAGGTTGGCGATGAGCAAAAAGATGTCATTGATTCAATGGCAAAACTCACCAAAATCCTAAAAGGAGACTGATGATGTCTGACGATATCAAAAACGCAGTCGAGGGTATTGCGGTAGCTTTTGAAGAATTCAAGGCTACTAACGATGCTCGTTTGACTGACATTGAAAAGAAGGGTTCGTCTGACCCGCTGGTTGAAGAAAAGCTCAAGAATATTGAAGCTGACCTAGACCGCTTTGAGGACATTAACCAAAAGCTCACACTTGCCCAGCAACAGCAAAAGCAAGTTGAAGAAAAGATGAATGACTTTGAGGCACTTTTGAAGCGTCCTGAAGCTGGTCTTACAACTGAGCAAGTAGACACAAAGACAGTGATGTTTGATAAGTGGCTACGCAAGGGCAAAGAAAACATGGAGCTTGACGAAATCAAAGCTCTTACAGTCAGTGACGATACCGCCGCTGGTTTCTTGGCTCCGCCAGAGTATGTTCGTGAATTGATTAAGACACTTACTGAAATTTCATCAATGCGGTCAATCGCTCGCGTTCGTGCAACTTCACAGAAGTCTGTCCAAATCCCATCACGCACAGCAACATTCTCTGCACAGTGGGTAGCTGAAACAGCAACTCGCGCTGAGACAACTGGATACACTACCCAGCTTGAAGAAATCCCAACACATGAGCTTTATGCTTTGGTTGATATTTCTGAGCAAGAGCTTGAGGATTCAGTCTTTAATCTTGAGGCAGAAATGCAACAGGAATTTGCAGACCAGTTTGCGAAAGCAGAAGGTAATGCAATGATTGTTGGTGATGCTGTCGGCAAGCCTGAAGGCATTATCACAAACTCAAGCGTTGGCACAACTAATTCAGGAGCATCCGCCGCCCTAACAGGTGATGGCCTCATTGATTTGGTTCATGCAGTTAAGTCGCCATACGGCACTAACGGAACATTCATCTTCAACCGTACTACTCTGGCGGCTATTCGTAGCTTAAAGGATACGGCTGGTCAGTATGTGTTCCAAGCTGGCATGATGCTAACTGCTGGTGTACCGAATACTATCTTGGGCTACCCATACGTTGAAATGCCAGACATGGCTGACGTAGGTGCTGGTTCTAAGTCAGTAGCATTTGGTGATTTCTCACGCGGATACATGGTCGTTGACCGTGTTGCTCTTAGCGTTCTACGCGACCCATTCACACAGGCAACTAGCGGCAATGTCCGTTATGTAGCTCGTCGTCGTGTTGGTGGTCAGGTGGTTCTGCCAGAAGCTCTCCGTATCCAAGTAACTTCAGCTTAAGGAGGGGTAAATGTACGACCTTTCAAACTCAATAAGCCCAGCCGTATCCATCATTTCGGCTGTCCGCACTGCGGCGGTCAATGGTGGTGGGGTTGACCTACAAGGCTATGAATCAGCAACCGTTCTTGTTGATGTTGGTGCAGAGGGCGACACGCTCTCAGGTTCAGTTTATTTTGAGGTTTCATTAGAGGAATCTGATGACAACTCAACATTCACTGATGTTGCACAAGCTGGCATCGTTGATGGAACTATCGCCGCTGGCGGTATTTTCTTGAAGCTGGACGGAACTGCTGGTGGCGACCCAGATACAACTGGTGCTATCTTCCGTGTAGGTTATGTCGGCGGTAAGCGTTATATCCGTGTTGTTCTTGCTAAAACAGGTTCACATTCAAACGGAACACCGATTGGTGCTATGGTCATTAAAGGCCATGCTCGTCATACTGGTGATAACGCCTTCACACCACACAACGCTTAAACAATATTGGGGGGCAGGGGTAACTCTGCCTCCTAACCATTATGAGGGGAACATATGTCTGTTAAAATTTTGCAAACTGTAAGAGCAATTTCTGATGAGCGTGGTGTCCAACCTCTAGCAACATATAAAGCTGGCG